GTTTGAAGAAGAAGACAAGCTCACGGAGATGGCCACAGAAATCAACGCGGTATCTGAAGAGAACACAAAGCTCAAAGATATGCTGGCTGTGCGGTCCTTGCCTGTTTCGGAAGAGGCCCGAGCTGAGGTTCAGGAAACCATTGAGTCGTTGCGTGAGCAAGTGAGAGAGTTAGAGGCTAAACTCAAATCCATGACGCAAAGCAGGGATGAGTTTATGTCTAAGAATGCCGAGATGCTCAAGCAGATAAACTATTGGAAGCGCAGAGCCGAAAAGGCCGCATAACACCGAAGCTGGGCGGTTTCCCAGTAGGAGAAAGCATGATTGAATTAAGACCACATCAAGCGGATGTAGTGGAGAAGCTCGAACAGGGTTTTGCCCAGCACCGCTGCCAACTGTTGTACGCACCAACAGGTTTTGGCAAAACAGAAGTAGCCATGCACATCATGGCTCAAGAGGCCAAGAAGGGCATCAAGGTTGCGATGGTGCTAGATAGGATTGTGTTGGTCAACCAAACCAGCACGCGCCTATCTAAATACGGCATCAACCACGGCGTGATGCAGCAAGATCATTGGCGGTATCGTCCCCATGAAAGAATCCAGGTGTGCAGCGCGCAGACGCTGGAACGCAGGGATGACTTTCCCAAAGTTGGCCTTTTGATAATTGATGAGTGTCATATCCAACGCCATAAAATCATAGAGTACATAAAAGAAAACCCTGAAATGCGGGTTATCGGCCTGACCGCAACCCCATTCACTAACGGCCTAGGCTCTACCTACACCCATGTAGTCGGAGCAAAGCCTACGGGGGAGTTGATAGATGAGAAGTGGTTAGTCCCTCTAAAGATCTTTATAGCCAAAGAGATTGACATGACCGGCGTTAAGAAGGTGGCCGGCGAGTGGTCACAGGATGAGACAACCAAACGCGGTATGAAGATTACCGGCGATATAGTTGATGAGTGGATTAACAAGACCAACCAACTGTTCGGTGGTCCTAAAAAGACTGTGGTGTTTGCCTCCGGCGTGGAGCATGGAAGGGATCTTGTAAGGCAGTTCAACGAGCGCGGTTACAACTTCGTTTCCATCTCCTACAAGGAGGATGATGACTTTAAAAGGGACACAATAGAGGATTTCAGCGCCCCTGACACGAAAATTCATGGACTAATTGCCACAGACATCCTAACTAGAGGTTTTGACGTACCTGATGTGCTTATCGGAGTGTCTGCTAGGCCGTTTTCCAAGTCTTTTTCCTCCCATGTGCAGCAAATGGGCCGAATCATGCGACCCTGCGATGGAAAAACGCATGGCATATGGCTGGACCATTCGGGAAACTACCTACGCTTCAGGAAAGAATGGGATGAATTGTTTGAGGAAGGCGTAACAGAGTTAAACGATGGCGCCGAGTCAGCCAAGAAAGAGCCTACCGAGAAGAAGAAAAGTGAGTCAAAGTGCGGCGGCTGCGGTGCGCTTTGGATATGGCCGGACAGGGTTTGCGGGGAATGTGGCTGGACGCGCCCTATGAAAGAGGTGCTAAACGTCCCAGGGCAGATGGTGGAGTTGGATACAAACCAAAAAACGTTTGTGGCCGAGAACCAAAGGTTTTACTCCGAGATTCTGTATTACAGTCGGATGCGCGGATACAAAGATGGCTGGGCTGCACACAAGTACAAAGAAAAATATGGGGCTTTCCCTCGCGGCCTTGGAATGGAGGTAAAGTCACCCAGCTTTAAGACCCTCCAATGGATTAAGAGCCGCAACATTGCGTGGGCAAAGGCTAGAGCATGACGTTTGAAGACTTTGCAAGGCTACATGGCCTCATGCTCGACCATGTAATTGAGGGCCGGTGGGTAAGAGTGCCAACAGAGGACCACCCCCGAAAGAAGAATGGCGCGTACATCTTTGATGGGAAAAGTGGCCTCATACAGAACCATGCGGTCCACGAATCCCCAATCAGGTATATGTCCAGCGAACCATTCGTGCCGGACCCAAACGCTGCGGCCAAGCGCCAAAAGCAGCGCGAGGACAGGGCAAGGCAACAGGCCGAGGCGGCCAAGAAAGCGGCATTCATCTTTAACAATGTTAAAGTTGAGCAGCACCCGTACCTAGTTCGCAAAGGGTTTACCGAGCCATCCAAGGTATGGAAGGGGCTTTTAACTGTGCCGATGCGGGTGGCCGGTAACTTAGTTGGCCTCCAGCTAATACATATAGACGGAACAAAGCGGTTTTTGTCAGGGCAGCAGACCAAAGGGGCGAGCCTAGTCATAGACAACAAGGGGCCGGACGTTCTAGTTGAGGGACTGGCCACGGGCTTGTCGGTCCGCCGAGCGTTAAAACTGGCGCGGCTGCGGTACAGAATCCACGTTTGCTTTTCGGCTGGGAATATGCTGGAAATAGCCAAGAGCCTGGACAACCCTATTGTGGTGGCCGACAACGACCTAATGGGCGTAGGGACTGCTAAAAAAATCGCCTCTCGCTATTGGTTAGGAGAGGCGGGGGAAGACTTCAACGATTTCGAGCAGAGGGTAGGCGCCCAGGCGGCTGCCGAGTCCCTCCGTCCGTTCTTTTAGATTCCCTCCAGTTCAGAGTCTGCGGCAAAGGTGGCGGCAATAGCGCCTTCGTCCTCTGCCCCATTTTTGTATATGCGTACATCAATGCCGTTATCGGTGCTAAAGATACGCACCGAAAAGCCTCTGACGGCAAGCCATACCGCGCCGTCTACCAGTTCGTAATCACCATCTTCAAGTTTCATGCTGCTGCTCCTTGTGGGTAGTTGTCGGTAAATTGGAATGTCCATTGTTTGAGCAATGCCTCGTCTGTGTACGCATAGAACCCGCCTTTTGCAAAGAAGCGAACAGAATCTTCAAAATCCCCATTTATGTCAAACAGGTACTCCAGTTCGTGCTTTGTCAATTCGTAGACCATCTCTTCTCTAGTTTTCATTTCAATGTTCCAATCATGTAAGGGGTTTGCCCATTTATGTCCGGCGTTATCAGGAATGGCAGATCAAAGTCTGACATTTCTTCCATAAATTGCCTAGCGGCGGTGCGTGATGTAAAGGCGCGGATAAACCGGCCGGCAAGATAGACCTTGTATAACCAGCGTTTTCTCATGGCATTACCTCCAGCTTTAGCGCCTGGGTGCCGGTGTCGTAGCCCAGATGGTAGGACCATATCTCCAGCGGCGTCATAAAGTCGTTTTGCTCGTGCTGGTCGCTGCGTGCGTGGAAGTATCCAACCGCGAATGCTTGCATTTGGTTATAGGTGAAAGTGACTTTCATTTTTTTTCTTTCATAACGTAAGCGGGATTGCCTGTCTCGCGCATATAGAACATGGCCTCATCGTTGGCCTCTTTTTGCGTTTTGAATTCCCCTAGTAGGGTGTGGTTGTGGTTGTAGATTCGGTAAATCATGCTCGCACCACCTCAAACCATGCGTCCAGCACCCCAGCGTCCTGCAACGCCACTTCAATGTTAAAGACAAAATCGCTCAGCATCTTGGGCATATCCATGCCGTTAGCTTGGTATGACTCTCGCAAGTCGTTTACCAAGTACAGGGCGGTTTGCGAATCGCCATTAAAAGACAATGCCTTTTCACTTGCTTGTATAAGTATCATTTTTTTCTCCTACCAGTTAGCGTATTTTTTGAATGCGCGGGTGTACTCTGCGCGGCTTTTAAATGGGCCTTTTAGTAGGCAATGGTGCAGGAATTTCCTGTCCATAAAGTACCCCTGGGCTAATTCATTCCCTGAGTTTCCTAATTGGGCGTAGGACTCATCGGCGTAATGGTCTTTTAAAACCATCTTCACTTTATCCCATGCGTCCATTAGATCGACACCATTGACGCGCCCATACCCATCGTATGAGCCCTCAATTTTCCTGCCACTAGGTAGCAGGGCCACAACCATGTTTAATCGTGGCAAATCTAATGCCTCGACCACAATCGGCATATGCGTTTTGGCGCAAGTTTTAGAAAAATAGCCCATTTTTATCTCCTTGTGAATGGATCGTGCGCGGATAGATAATTTTCGAATTGCTCCAGGACGCTGGCCTTGTCGCCTTTAAATCCGAATTCCTGCTTTATGATTGCATAGCAAGTTCGCCCTTTGCTTACCTTTAGCCCGCGCAGCTCCAGCCGGAGCCCGGAGCGCAGCGTCAATAGCCGGTAGAGCGATATTTGGTTTGGTTCTGTGATTACCATTCGTCCCCCTCAATCGGCTCGTCAACGTCCGATTCGTTGTAATGGGTGAGTATTTCGGGCCGGTAAAGGGCCATAACGGCGTCGTAGCAGCGGTCGCAGACCCTGGCCAGGGGAATGCCCCGGCCGTCATGCTCCCACCAACTATCGGCCAATGCGTGATCGCATCGTTTCATAACTATAACTCCTGTTAATGTTGGGCAAAATGGCCCCCAAAGCCCCGCGCGCGAGGCTTTAAGTGTTATTTGTCTAGCAATTGGCGGGCGGTGTATACGGCGTCTACAAGCTCTTCAGCCATAGCGTCATCGGGTAGGTGCTGGGTGTTCATTCCAGCCCAATATGCCAAGCGGTCTAGCGCCTCGCGTAACTCTTCCATTGCGATCAGCTGGAAGCGCAGTTCGTTAAGTAACTCGGTGGATGTTTTCATTTTTAGCCTTTTGCGTGAAGTTGGAATTCTTTCCGGCCTCGCTGGATAAGTGCGCGGGCCTGGGTGCGGTCTTCGGGTTGTTCGGCGGCGATTAGGGCTTGCAGCTCTTTCGCTCTTTTGATTCGATTGGCGGGCACCGATAGGCGCTCATATTTATAGCCCGCGTCGATGTAGTGCGCCTCGGGCTGGTTCATACCCTGCGGGCCTCTGAATATCCGGCCTGATAGAGGGCTGCGGCCTTTGCGCGGTCTTCGGATCGCTCTAAGTTGCGCATACCCTGGTAATAGCGGGCCCAATGCTGCGCGCGTGCCTCGTCGCGGTCGTTGCGGGCTTCGGCGCCTTTGCGTCCGGCCTCGGTGTAGTTTGCTTCGGTGTTTAACATGGTTAACCTTTCAAAATAGGGATCACGCGGCGGGCCAATTGGTCCGTGCGCTTTGCTTTGGTGCCGTGGGCTCTGAATCCAACGATAAAATCACGATCAGGGCGCGCGCACCATGCGTCAAAATTTCCGCAGTTTTCGCACGTTGACTCGTCTCGGGTTTGCGCTTCGCATACGACAATGCGGCGTCCCTTGGGCGTGTATGAGAGCTTAGGCGTGTCGCTGGGGACGATACAAACCACGGGCAAACCCTGGCCGCTTAGCGCGTCAGCGTGTCCGGCATCATCGGCGCTTAGGTTTACAGTAAACCCCCAGGCGGTAGCATGGCGGGCCCAATTGATAGCCTGGGCGCTTTGCTTATGGGTATAGGTGAAACCCTTTCGGCCAATGTTCGCGGCAACTATTTGCCCCAGCTCGTAGGCGTCGACGTCTTCCCCCAATCCTGGAAGGTCCCCAGCGACATTATGGCGCCATAGCGTACGCGGCGGTAGGCTGCGAATATGTCCGGCCAATTGGTCGATTGGGACGCCTCGCTTGGGCACTTTGTCCCATTGCATACGGGTGAAAAAATCCTCGCCATAACAATCGTCCCCGTAGTGGGCGCAGCTGGCCGGGCAGCTGGATCGCGGGCTATACGTTTGAGGGATAGGGCCGGTTTTGCGATTGCCGGATGCGCGGATAAATGTATATTGCATGGTCAATCCTTCGGGTTTTGTTGTTCAAGTCGGATGGCGCGCTCAATATTTCGCTGGTTGTATCCATCGGCGAGCTTGTCTATCAGCATTGCGGCGTCTATAGCCTCGGGCGTGGGCTCTGCCGGTGGTGCGTATAGGCGCAAAATGGCCTGGAATAATGGGTGTAATTCGTTCATTGGTAGCCCTTAAAAGTGCGGATAATTGAATCGTTGTTAGTGTGCAGCTCAATAATTTCGAATTCTTCCCCGGCTGCGCGCTTAGCCTGGGACCATGCGCTGGCGTCACAGTCTTCCTCTAAATAGGCGAAGTGGCCGTTGCGGTAACTGTAGGGCGAGATATGGCCGTCGATATTAAGGCGGCGCAGCTCAGCGATTGAAACCTCGATCCACCCGTGGCCAGGGTCCTGAAAATATTTATATTGCATGGTTTAGGCTCCAAAAAGATAAAAAACAACGGTCCAAATAAGGGCCGCGACTATCCCTCCGATATAGTCCGGCGTCCGGCTGCGGGGCAATTGGTAATGTTCGCGGCTCATATCGTGCAGCATCCGCAACAGGGGGCATCCTCGCACCGGCCGGCTTTGTTGCGGTAGTACTGACGGCCGCTTCCAAAGTCGATAACGTGGCTGACATAGTCCGGCCGGATGTAGTCGCCGGTTTCGTTGTGGCGTCCCTCGAAGCCCTCGAAGCTTAAAAGGCTAGCGGTTTTCGTGGCCGTGTCGTATACGATCATCTGGCCTCGGGCGATACGCTGGCCGGTCCGGCTGCACGTACCTGCGAATTTCGCGGGCATTGTTTTAAGCATGGGTTAGGCCTTTCAGAGTTTGCAATTGGTGGCCGATACCCTGGCCGCGTAGGGGGAAATAAACATTCTTAAAGCCCTCCAGGGCCTGGGCGTAGTGCTTACCGGCTAGAACGACAATGGTGCGGCCATAGTGCGGAAGTAACTTGTAGGCGGCGTGCTGGGCCCATATCCGGCGCTCTAATCGGCTCATGGCGGACAATGCGCGGTTATAGGGCGCTAGGGTTTGATCCGGCTCTATAACGTGATGCTGGGCCGATAAGATTAGAACGTCAGCATTGACGCGCGCGGCGGCTGCCATCGCTAGGCGGAAAGCTTGCCCGGTGTATAACTGGGCGGCCGGGGCTGCATGATCGAGCTTTGCGGCGCTACAGGCGACAAGGTAAAGGGGTTTCATTGTGAGAGCTCCTAAGTAAGCGGGTTAATAAAACAGTCGAGTCGTTATGCTCTCATGTCTGATATATCATGTCAAGGGGTTTTTATACACAATCAATTTACAGAATTGACTTCTACGGGCGGTCACAAAATAGCCTGGGCGGTCCAATCTATAGGCGTGCTAGTACAAAGCATTACCGCGCGGTTTATTGCATGGGCGCATAGGTTGTGATACAGTCGGCGCGTTCTTCATTCATACCGCATGGTTTAAATAAATACTGATCAGTCACAATATGGCCAAACAGTCTACACAAAAGCTAACGCGGGCGCAGATCCGTGAAGGGTTGGATACTATCCCGATAGATGCATTGCTAGGTGCTGGCCAGGGTAAGACACCAGCATTAACCCCTAAGATGCGTAAGTTCGCAGAGTCGGTAGCGATGGGAACCAGTAAGGCCAAAGCCTATAGGGATGTATACAACGCCAACCCAGCACCAAGTACGATAGTAACTGCCCCGTACAAGCTCGCAGCCGATGCTAGGGTAAAACGCGAGATAGAAGCCTATAAGCTTGCAATAGAGGCAGAGAAACACCGAACCCCAGCTCAATTGAAGGCTTTGCTAGTGCAGCAGCTGGTCCAACACTCACTAGACGACGACTTTCCCCCGGCGTCCAGGGTGCAATGTCTCAAGCTGCTGGGCTCACTCTTTGAGGTTGGCGCGTTCGTGGAGCGCAAAGAGATAACGACAGTTAACCGCAGCGAGGATATCCGCACGCGGCTGCTGTCCAGGCTTCAGACGATAGCGGTCGACGCCACCGAAGTACAGGCCGACGATGCCCTAGACTTACTGGCCGAGATAAGAACAGGAAAGACCTCGAAGGAACTGGAGCCGGTAGCGGTCGACGATGGCCAGCCAGCCGGACCCACCACCGGGGCGGCCCCCGATGCAGGCCAGCCGCGCAGGGGAGAGCCTATACATACTATTCCACTCAAACGATCCCAAGAAGAACAGGGCCACCCCTCAACATTACCAGAATCAGAGATAGTAGAAGATTTTGACAAGTAGCCCCCTTGTGTTTTGGTACAAAAAGGGTGGGGGGTATATATTTTTTAAGGAACTATAACAATGTTAAAGTTTGATGGGTTTGACTATGCTCTTATGGGGCAATCTGATATGTGGGTTCCTAATGGGGGCGGGGCTGCTTTGGTTACTAAGGCTATCTATGATGGCGAGAGGATGGTAAAGACTCTAATGAAGCAGATGACCGAAGAAGAGGCGCGGGAGTTTATTTCGTTTGCTATAGAGGGCAAGTACCTAGGCATAGAGACGCCCGTCATCTATTGGCCAACTTTAACAGGTGGTAAAGTTGTTATATCCTAAAGAGCCATATACGGTAAAGAAGAAGGAGTACTTTATGACGGAGAAGCAGCGGACGGTTTTTCTTGTGATAGATGAGTACTGGAAGAACTTTGGGTATGGGCCGTCTATAGATGACATCATGTACCAGACGGGGGATAAGGGGCGCGGGAATGTTCATAGGGTGGTTAAGAAGTTGTGTGATCTTGGGATATGTAAGCGGGTGAGTAAGAGCGCCCGTAGTGTTCGGCCTAGCTATTTGTCAATGCGCAACATATGAATATTGACGCTATCAGCGAAGCTATAGGTCGCCTGCCTATTAATGAGCAGGAGGCTTTCTTTGATGAGCTGGATGAGTACCGGGCTTCTTTGGCTAGGGAAGAGGCGCAGGCTAACTTTCTCAAGTTTGTCCATACGATGTGGCCAGGGTTTATTGACGGGCGGCACCATAAGGTAATGGCCAGGAAGTTTGAGGACATCGCGTCGGGGAAGATTAAGCGCCTGATCGTGAACATGCCACCCCGCCATACGAAGTCTGAGTTCGCCAGCTACCTACTTCCGGCTTGGTTTTTGGGGAAATACCCTGATAAGAAAGTGATCCAGACATCTAATACGGCTGACCTTGCCGTTGGTTTTGGACGTAAGGTCAGGAACCTGGTGGGTAGTGAGCAGTACGCCAAGATCTTTCCCAATGTTAATCTTAGGCAGGACAGTAAAGCCGCAGGTAGATGGTCTACTAATAAGGATGGGGAGTATTTCGCTATCGGGGTAGGGGGGACGGTGACCGGTAAGGGCGCGGACCTACTTATTATTGATGACCCACATTCAGAGCAAGAGGCAGCTTTAGCGGCGGGTGATGCGTCGGTCTTTGATAAGGTCTACGAGTGGTACACGTCTGGACCTAGGCAGCGTCTTCAGCCGGGCGGGTCCATTGTGGTCGTTATGACCCGTTGGGCCAAACGAGATTTGACAGGCCGAATCCTCCAGTCTTCTATAGAGAAGGACGGGAACGACGAGTGGGAGGTAATCGACTTCCCCGCGATACTGCCCAGCGACAAACCTTTATGGCCTGAATTCTGGAGCCTAGAGGAACTAGAAGCCCTGCGCTCAGAACTACCAGTCTCAAAATGGAACGCCCAGTATCAACAGAGCCCAACCTCAGAGCAGGGGGCGATTGTTAAGAGGGAGTGGTGGAAGGAATGGAAAGGCGATGATCCACCCAAGTGTGAGTTTGTTATCCAAAGCTGGGATACCGCCTTCTTAAAGACAGAGCGGGCGGACTATTCCGCATGTACTACCTGGGGGGTGTTCTATATTAATGAGAACCCTAACGACGCTAATATCATTTTGCTGGATTCTTTTAAGCGACGGATGGAGTTTCCGGAACTAAAGGAGAAGGCCTTCAATCACTACAAACAGTGGGAGCCGGATGCTTTTATTGTTGAGGCCAAGGCTTCGGGTGCGCCGCTAATCTTTGAGTTACGGGCTATGGGCATACCGGTACAAGAGTTTACGCCTAGCAGGGGTAATGATAAGATGGTGAGGATTAACTCTGTATCTGATCTGTTCGCAAGTGGAAAGGTTTGGGCTCCACCTACCAGATGGGCTGATGAGCTAATAGAAGAGATGGCCTCTTTCCCCAATGCGGAAAATGATGACTTGGTTGACTCCGCTACCCAGGCATTAATCAGGTTTAGAAAAGGCGGCTTTATTCGCTTGCAGACGGATGAGCAAGACGAAGTTCGTGCGTTTAGGCGCAAGGTATCTTATTACTAAGGATTAATATGTCCATTGAAAAATCACTATACGCCGCTCCTATGGGCATTGAGTCATTGGCTGAGCCAGATATTGAGATTGAGATTGAAGACCCGGAGTCAGTAAGTATTAAGGCCGGGGATATTGAGATTGAAATAGGGAGCGTTGAAGATGACTTTGAGGCTAACCTTGTTGAGCATCTTCCTGATGATGTTGTTACTGAGCTTGTCAGTGACCTACTTAGTGATTTTGACGACGACATTAACTCTCGTAAAGACTGGATGCAGACTTACGTCGATGGTCTTGAACTTCTGGGAATGAAGATTGAGGAGCGGGCTGATCCTTGGATTGGTGCTTGCGGTGTATACCATCCTCTTCTCTCCGAGGCCGTAGTTAAATTCCAGGCCGAAGTAATGATGAGTACCTTCCCGGCTGCCGGCCCGGTGAAGACGCAGATTATTGGCAAGGAAACTCAAGAAAAGAAGCAAGCTGCTACTCGCGTGGCTGCTGACATGAACTATGAGCTGACGGATGTAATGACCGAGTTCCGGCCTGAGCATGAGCGCATGTTGTGGGGCTTGGGATTGGCTGGTAATGCGTTCAAGAAGGTGTACTTTGACCCTAACTTAGACCGCCAGACCTCTATTTTTGTTACAGCTGAAGACCTTGTGGTCCCTTACGGCGCATCAGACCTGCAAACGGCTGAGCGTATTACCCATGTTATGCGCAAAACCGAAAATGAGTTGCGCAAACTACAGGTTGCCGGCTTCTATGCTGATATAGATCTGGGTGAGCCAGACAATATCTTGGATGAAGTAGAGAAAAAGATTGCCGAGAAGATGGGATTTCGCGCCCAGACGGATGATCGCTACAAAATCCTTGAGATGAACGTAAATTTGGACCTTGAAGGGTACGAAGATACAGACAAACATGGGGAAGAGACAGGAATTGCCCTGCCTTATATCGTTACGATTGAAAAAGGCAGCAATAAATGCCTAGCCATCCGCCGCAATTGGGAAAAACACGATAAGTTAAAGACTAAGCGCCAGCATTTTGTCCATTACGGCTATGTCCCTGGCTTTGGCTTCTACTGTTTTGGCCTTATTCACCTAGTCGGTGCGTTTGCCAAGTCTGGAACTTCTATTCTGCGCCAGTTGGTGGATGCTGGAACCCTGGCCAACCTACCAGGAGGCTTCAAAACACGCGGACTTCGTGTTAAGGGAGACGATACACCTATCGGACCAGCCGAGTGGAGGGATGTTGACGTACCCAGCGGGACCATTTCAGAGAACATCATGGCTCTTCCTTACAAGGAACCAAGCCAAGTACTGGCCATGCTCCTTGACAAGATCGTGGAGGAGGGGCGCAAGTTTGCTTCTGCTGCTGATATACAAGTTGCAGACATGTCGGCCAACTCTCCCGTTGGTACTACCCTGGCCATCCTTGAGCGCACACTAAAAGTAATGACTGCCGTCCAGGCGCGTATTCATTACTCGTTCAAACAAGAGCTGGGACTGCTGCGCGACATCATTCGCGACTACACGCCAGATGAGTACAGCTACGAGCCTGAAGAAGGATCTCCTAAAGCCAAGAAGTCTGACTATGACCTAGTGGCTGTTATCCCTGTCTCCGATCCTAACGCCGCAACGATGGCGCAAAAGATTGTGCAGTACCAGGCGGTTATTCAACTGGCTCAGATGGCCCCGCAGATCTATGACTTACCACAGCTGCACCGCCAGATGCTAGATGTGCTGGGGATTAAGAATCCAGAGAAGCTAGTACCTCTACCTGATGATGAGAATCCTGTGGACCCAATTAGCGAGAACATGAACGCTTTGAATGGTAAGCCGCTAAAGGCATTTATCACTCAGGACCAGCAAGCTCATATTGCAGCGCACCAAATGTTCATGCAAGATCCATTGATTATGAAGACCATTGGGCAAAACCCACAGGCCAACATGATCATGGCGGCATTGCAATCACATATTGCAGATCACCTTGGCTTCCACTATCGCACAATGATTGAGAAGCAAATGGGTGTACCAATGCCGCCGCCTAATGAGCATCTGCCAGAGGATATTGAGGTTGAACTTTCACGGCTGGTTGCCCAGGCAAGCGCACAAGTCCTGCAGGCTAACACTGCACAAGCCCAGCAAGCCCAAGCCCAGCAAATGGCTCAAGACCCGCTTATCCAAATGCAACAACAAGAGCTGCAAATTAAGGGCGCTGAGCAACAGCGCAAACAGCAGAAGGATCAAGTTGATGCCCAGCTAAAAACTAGCCAGCAACAGATTGAACGTGAGCGTATCCAAAGCCAAAAAGAAACGGATATGACCAGGATTCAAACGGACTTTGTGAAATCACAAAAGGAACTGGATGCCCATAATGAAATTGAGCGCCAGCGCATATTAAGCAACCTTGTTGGACGTAAACAATGATTAATAACTACCTAGAACATCTATCAAAGAAGATAGATGACAAAGTATCCCAACTCCAAATAGCTCTAGCGGATGGCAACGCTGGGGATTATGCGGAGTACAAGAAGATGTGCGGCGAGGTTAAAG